GACAGCGGCAAAGGGCAGCGCAATCAACATGCAAAACCTCAAGCGAGGTAGTTTCCTACGCAAAGCGATTATGGCTCCCGAAGGCTACCAACTGGTCGTGGGGGACTTGTCTCAAATTGAACCGCGAGTGCTTGCGTGGCTTTCGGATTACCAAGAGATGCTCGACATCTTCAGGGGAGGTGGCGATCCTTACGCCGCTTTCGGCGCTCAGATGTTCAACATCCCGAAACTCACGAAAGACAGTCATCCAGAACTTCGTCAATCTGCGAAGAGTGCTTTGCTGGGGTGCGGATACGGCTTGGGCTGGGCATCGTTCGCTTCGCAACTCCTCACCGGATTCCTTGGTGCACCGCCGCAAAGGTACGACAAAGCCTTTGCCAAAACGCTGGGGGTAGATCAGGAGTATGCTCAAAACTTTATCGACTGGGATGACAACGTAGCCAAGATGCTGGAGATTCCCCACACCTGCACCGACCAAGAGCTACTGACGCACTGCCTTGCCGCCAAGAAGATCATTGACATCTACCGCGCCACTGCCCACCCCGTTGCTACCTTCTGGGACATGTGCTCACAGCTTATCGAGGACAGTTTGTTTGGGGGTAGGGTATACCAGTACAAGTGTTTGACATTCAGCAAAGAGCGTATAGAATTGCCAAACGGGATGAGCTTGCTCTATCCCAATCTCAGACGCACGAAAGATGATAAAGGTAGGAGCCAGTGGGTATACGGGCCAAATGCTACCAAGCTGTATGCAGGGAAGGTTACCAATAACGTTACGCAGGCCGTAGCGCGTATTGTCATGACCGATGGAATGTTGAGGGTGACGAAGAAGTACCCCGTGGTTGGCACAGTGCACGATGAACAGATTGTGTTGGTGCCTGATGAGGAAGTCGCTGACGCTAAGACTTGGGTCTTGGAGCAGATGACGTTGGAGCCGAAGTACATGCCGGGGATACCTCTGGCCGCTGACGGTGGTGCACACCGTAGATATGGAGAAGCAAAACAATGACAGAGTTAACACTGCCAAAGAAAATAAGAATTGGGGAGAAGTGGTACTCAGTCGAGGTTGTCGAGGCTATGCAAGACAAACTTGACATGGGGCGTGTAATGTATCTTGAACAGAAGATCAAATTGGGTTTACGCAACGGCACGACTGGGCGCAAGTTCAACCTTGATGATGTACGAGAAACATTCTGGCACGAACTGGTACACGCCATCTTGCGTGACATGGAAGAACACAAGCTCAACAAGCGCGAAGACTTCGTTGAAGGCTTTGCCAAACGATTAAACATTGCAATCAACTCAGCGAGGTTTTAATGAAACAAGTAACGTGGAGCCACAGTGCCCTGAAAGACTTTGAAGGATGCCCACGCAGGTATCACGAAGTCAAAGTTCTTAACAACTATGCTTTTCAGGAAACTGAGGCTACATATTACGGAAAAGAGTTTCACATTGCCGCTGAAGTTTATATACGGGATGGCGTACCGCTACCACCACAATTTTCTTACGCACAAGAAGTTCTGGATGCGTTGCTGGCCAAGCCGGGCAGGAAGCTGTGCGAGTACGAGATGGGTATCACGCCTGACCTCCAGCCGTGCAGCTTTAATGACAAGGGTAGATGGGTACGAGGCATCGCTGACTTACTAATCATCGATGACGAGAACCTGACCGCCACTGTCGTGGACTACAAAACAGGCAACAACCGCTACCCAGATATTGACCAGCTAAAGCTGATGTCGATGATGGTGTTCAAACACTTCCCGCACATACGCCGAGTCAAGTCAGCATTGCTGTTCGTGGTCAAGAATGATATGGTTAAGCACAGCATGGCGCTCGACAATGCCGATGCTGAGTGGTGGAAGTATCGTGAGCGTGTAGCTAAATTAGAGCAGTGCCATAACACAGGTGTGTGGAACCCCAAGTCCTCCGCGCTGTGCCCGTGGTGTCCAGTTAAATCGTGTGAGTACAACCCGAAACATTAGGAGTGGGTCATGGCAAGAAACTATGCAAAAGAGTACGAGAACTATCAAGGCAAGCCTGAGCAAATCAAGAAGACAGGCGAGCGCGTCAAAGCAAGGCGCATGATGGTCAAGGCAGGCAAGGCAACAAAGGGGGACGGCAAAGACGTGGATCACGTCAAGCCCATCCGTAGCGGAGGGACAACTACTATAAACAATCTTCGCATGCGCAGTCGCAGTTCAAACCGAAGCGACAACAAATAAAACAACGGAGAAGCAATGGAAATCCTTGAAGACAAGGCACTAGTATTCAGAACCAGAAATCCAGATAAGTACAGCATCATCCCAAAGCACAAAGTCATGGAACGCGATGACGGTGGGTTTGATGTCGCTGTCTACTGGGGACTCGATGAATGTAGGGTGCTACGCAACCTCGGGGTGAAGGACGTTCCCTCACCTATCACACGCAAATACAAATGGCCGGGCAGGTATAAGCCCATGCAACATCAGATTGAGACGGCAGCGTTTCTGACAATGCACCGCAAAGCGTTTGTGTTCTCCGAACCCGGCACTGGCAAGACACTTGCCGCGCTGTGGGCGGCTGACTACTTGATGCAGATCAAGCATGTACGCAGAGTTTTAATTCTGTGCCCACTATCCATCATGCAGTCTGCATGGTTGGCTGACCTGAGTAACAGCATCATCCATCGCTCTGCCATCGTCGCGCACCACACCCAAGCTAGTCGGCGTATAGAAATGATTCAACAAGACTACGAGTTCGTTATTGCTAACTACGAAGGATTGAACTTGATAGCCGATGAGATCAACGCTGATGGTCGCTTTGATTTGGTGATTGTTGATGAGGCCAACGCATATAAGACAGTGACGACTAAACGTTGGAAGTCATTGAAGGCAATCATCAAACCCAACACACACGTATGGATGATGACTGGTACTCCAGCATCGCAGTCACCAGCAGATGCGTATGGCTTGGCCAAGATCGTGAACCCCGAAGGCGTGCCAAACTTCTACACATCATGGCGCGACAAAGTGATGAACAAAATCACGCTGTACAAATGGGCACCAAAACATAACGCCGCCGAGTTGGTACACGAGGCACTGCAACCCGCAATCAGATTTACCAAAGCGCAATGCCTTGACTTGCCACCAGTGCTGACCACAACACGCGAAGTACCACTGACACCACAGCAAGCCAAGTACTACAACCTACTGAAAGATCGCATGCTGGTGCAAGCCGCAGGCGAGACGATCAGCGCGGTCAATGCTGCCGCTGGTGTATCCAAGTTGTTGCAAATCAGTTGCGGCGCTGTCTACACAGATGACAAGGAGGTTATTGAGTTCGATGCCGCCCCACGCTTGGGTGTGCTGGAAGAGATACTGGATGAGACAGACCGCAAGGTCATCATCTTTGCGTTGTTCCGTTCAAGCATCGACAGCATCCAGACGCATCTGACAAAGAAGAACATCCCCAACGAGTGCATACACGGTGGAGTCACACCAAACAAACGTGCCGACATCATCCACAGATTTCAGCACGACAAAGAACCAAGGGTGTTGGTAATGCAGCCACAAGCTACGGCACACGGGATTACCCTGACTGCCGCTGACACCGTGGTATTTTTTGGGCCATTGATGAGCGTGGAGCAGTACATCCAGTGCATTGCACGGGCTGACCGCAAGGGACAGAACTCAGACAAAGTTACTGTTATCCACATCCAAGGCTCACCGATTGAAAAGAAAATGTTCAAAGCATTGGAGGCTAAGGTAAGTGATAACTCACTTCTTACCCAGATGTTTGAGATAGAAATAAATTCTTGAAAGGAGTTGCAAACTTAAATTTATTGTGTACACTGTCCAACCTTAGACAAACAAAACAGGAGAAGTAAATGGACGAACAACAAGTCCCGTTCGATAAATTGGTGAAGGTCTATCGCAAAATCAAAGCGGAGATCGACACACTGACACAAGAGTACGACACCAAGGTGGAGTTACTTAAAGCGCAACAAGATGAAATCAAGTTCGCTATCAAAGACCAGATGAAGGCACTTGGTGTCTCATCTGTCAAAAGTCCTTTTGGGACTGTATCCATGCGTACCTCGACTACGTACACAACAAACGACTGGTCATCGTTCAAGGACTTTGTTCTTGAGCATGGCGCTGTTGACTTGCTGTTCAAACGTATTGCGCAGGCAAACATGGCACAGTTTCTAGAAGAAAACCCGGGGGTTGTACCTCCGGGGCTGAACTCGACAACGGAATACACCGTAGTCGTATCCAAACCAACCAAGTGAGTTTTATATGTCAAACATAACGCTTTTTTCCCCCGCAAACGTACCTGCATTCGCTCGTAACAACGAACTGTCCGACACAGCCAAAGCCCTCACAGGCGGCAGTGTTTCCAACACCAAGCGCATCTCTATCAAAGGCGGCGTGTTCCGTCTGGTAGCTGGTGGCAAGGAAGTCGCCGCGATTGATGATCGCCATCTGGAAGTCATCATCGTCAAAGCTGCCCCCAAGGTCAGC